GCGAACGCGCCGCAGGGCACCGAGGTCTCGCCGGGCGAGTTCTCGGCGAAGCATTGGGCCGCCCAGGCGCAGGCTGCCGTCACTGGCTCGCTGGTCTACATGGGATCGTGGGATGCCGGCACTGGTGCGTTCCCGGCCAACCCGGTGAAGGGTCACTTCTACAAGGTGGTCGGCGAAGGCACTGTGGGCGACATCCACTGGCGAGTCGGCGACCAGGCGCTCTACGGCGCTACCTGGGAGAAGATCGACAACACCGATCAGGTCACCAGCGTCGCCGGTAAGCAGGGCGACGTGACCCTCGTGGCTGGCGACATCGGCGGCCTGGGCGCGCTGGCGACCCGCGACGACGTGGACTTCAACACCCACGTCACCGGGAAGCCGACGACCTACCCGCCGAGCACCCACACGCACACCAAGGCGCAGGTCGGCCTCGACAAGGTGGACAATACCGCCGACCTCGACAAGCCGATCAGCACCGCGACGCAGACGGCGCTCGACGGCAAGGCGGCGGCGACGCACACGCACACCATCGCCAACGTGACCGGCCTCCAGTCCGCGCTCGACGGCAAAGCGGCGGCGTCCCACTCGCACACCATCGCAAACGTAACCGGGCTGCAAGCGGCGCTCGACGGGAAGTCGGCAATCGGCCACACGCATACCGCCGCCGAGATCGCCAACGTCGTCAACGTGACCGACGATCAGTCCATCGGTGGCGTCAAGACGTTCGCCTCCGGGCAGATTCGTGTGCAGGGATTTGGCGGCGAGGCCACGTCCGGCGTCATGTACCTGGGGTCGCTGGATCGCTATGTGTACGTGCCGCCAGCTGCGAACTCGCTGGAGTTCCGATTCGGCGATGGCACGGGTGGCGTCGCGTCCCTCAACGCTGGCGGCACCGTCTGGACCTCGGCGAACTTCAACCCGGCAGGAAAGGCCGACGCCGGTCACACGCACACCATCGCAAACGTCAGCGGCCTCCAGTCCGCACTGGACGGCAAGGCGAGCCTGGGTGGCGCAACCTTCACCGGGCAGGTCACTCTGGCCTATGGCGCGCCGCTGCGGTTGACCGGCATGGGTGCAGCGGGAACCGCGTACATCCACGGAACGAACGGCGCTGGCGATGACGTTTGCTCGATCACCCGCGTGAACACGAACAGCTGGTACAACCTGTACTGGAACGGTGCTGCGAACATTGCGGGCCGCCTGACGGTCGGCGATCAGATTTACCTCAACGCTGGCTGGTTCCGCTCCCAGCAGTCCGGCACCGGCTGGTACTCGGAAGCGCACGGCGGCGGCATCTGGATGCAGGACAGCACCTGGGTTCGCACCTACGGCGGCAAGGGATTCCTTATCGCTGGCCCAGGCGGTAGCGGTGGCGACCTCCGTTTGGAGAGCTACTCGCCAACCATCACCTGTTACGACTCCGACAACGGGACCACGCACTGGCTCCATTGCAACGACAACAACCACGGCTTCCTCGCCAGCAACGCCTTCTCGTGGTGCGCCTACCGCGACGGCAGCAACAATTGGGTCGCCACGGGCAACATCGTCGCCTATGCGTCCGATGCGCGTCTAAAGAAGAACATCGTGGACGCCTCGGCCTCCAAGGTGGCCGACTTCTTCGACCGCTTCCGTGTACGCGAGTTCGATTGGGATGCCAAGGCAATCGCCGAGCTGAATCCCACGTTCCACCCGAGCGCGGATCACGAGGTCGGCGGCATCGCGCAGGAGGCCGAGGAGGTCTACTCGTTGATGGTCGCCACGCACGCAAACGGCATCAAGACGATCCAGTGGGAGAAGGCTATTCCCTTCCTTATCGCTGAGGTGCAGGCGCTGCGTAAGCGCGTCGCGGACCTTGGGGGAGGTGCCTGATGGCCCTCCCCGGCTCCGGCCCTATCTCCTGGGAAATGATCCGCGCCGAGTTTGGCGGCGGCTACCCGATCTACGCGGACCAGTATTACCGAGGACGTGGATTGGTGCCCGACGTTCCGGCCAACTACGGCGTCCCCACGAGCGGCCCGATCTACGCCTCGCAGTTCTACAACGCGGTCAAGGCGACGCCGTTCCAAGCATCGCTGTCGCCGAGCTACCTGATGGGTAACTGGCCTCAGTCCACCAACGGCACGGTCAGCGAGTCGTTCAGCGTTTATTGCTCGGGCGGCACCGGCAACTACTCCGTGGTCTCCCGCTCCGTCACAGGCGGCGCGTCGATCTCCGGCAGCGGCCTCGGTGGCACTGTGACCGCCTCTGGGCGGAACACCTCCCGCATGGGGCAGTTCACAGTCGTCGTCACCGATGGCGTCACGCAGATCACCCTGACCGGCAACTACGAGTACAGCTTCGGTCGTCCGCTCTAACGCATCCACCACCTACAAGAGACCTAATGCACGATGAAGTGAAGCTGGTCGGCGCTCTCGCGGGCGTCGGCCTCATCGCGGGCATCGCAAAGATGCTCACGTCGAACGATCCGATCACCTGGAAGCAGGCGCTCGGCCGCGCAATCCTCTCTGGCGCTACCGGCCTTGCCGCTGGTGCCATCGTCATTTTCATCCCCGGCGTCTCCTTCGTCGCCCAGGTCGCGCTCGCGTGCATCCTGGCGTCGCTCGGCACGTCCGCGCTGGAGACCGTACTGAACCGCGTCGTCAACAAGTGACCGCCCCCAAGGATGCCTTGGAGCGACTGCACGCCGCAGTCGCTGACAAGCTCGCCGACACCATCGACTCGATGGAGTCGGACGCGAAGGGCCTGGCCTCGATCCTCAACGTGGCCCGGCAGTTTCTCAAGGACAACGGCATCGACGTTGCGGCCACGCCGCCCGGCTCACCGCTGGGCAAGCTGGCCGACAAGGTGTCCGAGTTCCCGTTCGATCCCGCTGAGGATGGGCGGCTGAACTGATGGAGGGCATGACGAGCCTCCACGTTCGTCACCCTTTCGAGGACTTCCGCAACTTCGCCTGGTACGTCTGGAAGGAGCTGGGGCTACCAAGCCCCACTCCGATCCAGTACGACATCTGCGAGTTCCTGAAAACCGGCCCGCGCCGTCGCGTCATCATGGCGTACCGCGGCGTCGGCAAGTCCTGGGTGACGGCCGCCTACGTCTGCTGGCTCCTCTGGAAAGACCCCCAGCACAAGATCATGGTGGTCTCGGCATCGAAGGAACGCGCCGATGCGTTCTCGGTGTTCGTCAAGCGCCTGATCGAAACCCTGCCTGAGCTGCAACACCTGCGCCCGCGTCCCGACCAGCGCAACTCGAACCTGGCGTTCGATGTCGGTCCCGCGCAGCCCGATCAGTCGCCCTCGGTGAAGTCGGTCGGCATCAACGGCCAGCTCACCGGCTCCCGCGCCGACACCATCATCGCGGACGACATCGAAGTCCCAAAGAACTCCATGACCGTCGTGCAGCGCGAGAAGCTCGCCGAGCTGGTCAAGGAGTTCGACGCGGTGCTCAAGCCTGGCGGCGAGATCATCTACCTCGGCACTCCGCAGACCGAGGAGTCGCTCTACAACAAGCTGCCCGAGCGCGGCTACGTCATCCGCATCTGGCCTGCGCGCTACCCGAAGGACACCAAGCACCGTCAGGTGTACGGCGACCGCCTCGCGCCGATGATCGCCGATGCGTTCGACGCGAACCCCAAGCTCGCCTGGAAGAACTGCGAGAGCGTCCGCTTCTCCGATGAGGACTTGATGGAGCGCGAGGCGTCCTACGGACGCTCCGGCTTCATGCTCCAGTTCATGCTCGATGCGTCGCTGTCCGACGCCGAGAAGTACCCGCTCAAGCTGTCCGACCTGATCGTGATGGACGTGGACCGCGAGGTCGCTCCGATCCGCGTGGTCTACAGCAGCGGCCCGGAGTACATCGTCAGCGACATCCCGTCCGTGGGCTTCACTGGCGACCGCCTGTACCGGCCCATGTACCTCGCCTCGGAAATGGAGGAGTTCACCGGCAAGGTACTCGCCATCGACCCCTCGGGCCGAGGTGGCGACGAAACCGGCTACGCGGTCGTCGGCATGCTTCGCGGCATGCTCTACGCGCGCCGCGCTGGTGCGACCAAGGGCGGCTACGACGACGACACGCTGGAGACCCTGGCGCACATCGCGCGCGCCGAGAAGGTCTCCGCAGTCCTCATTGAGGCGAACTTCGGTGACGGCATGTTCGCCAAGATGCTCTCCGGCGTCCTGGCGCGCGTGTACCCGTGCTCCATCGAGGAGGTGAAGCACTACGGCACCTCGAAGGAGAACCGAATCATCGACGTGCTGGAGCCGGTGCTGAACCAGCACCGCCTGGTGGTCGATGCCTCGATCATCCGCGCCGATCAGAAGTCCGAACAGAAGTACCAGCTGTGCTACCAGCTGACGCGCATCACGCGCGACCGCGGCGCACTGCGCCACGACGACCGCCTCGAAGCGCTGGCGATGGCCGTGAAGTATTGGGCCGACCAGCTCTCCCGAGACGTGTCCAAGGAGGAGCAGCGCTACCTGGAGGAGCTGCTCGACCGCGAGTACGCCTCCTTCATCCAGTCCGTGACCGGCCGCATGCCGTCACCCGACAACTACCTCGACATCCTGTAGGAGACCCAATGTCCAACACGCTCGCTGCGTGGCTGATGGCGCTCGCCGCCGCTGGCCTGCTGTACCTGTTCCTGCGCCGCAAGAACGACGACGACAACGACGGCCCGAGCGCACCCGCGCCGGTAACGCCGTGCGACTGCAACCACGCTCCCTGCTGCCACACCCAGGGCGGCCAGTCGAACCCCTACGCGCCGGTATGACCGACGCAAAGCTGCCGAGCCTCGTGGAGGTCAGGGACAACCTGATCCCCGCGGCGGCCCGGCTGCTCCCCGGCGTGGCCTTCACTCCCGAAGCGAAGGTCATGCTGCTCGCCATTGGTCTCCAGGAATCTCGCTTCGAGCACCGCAGGCAGATCAAAGGCCCCGCACGCGGCTTCTGGCAGTTCGAGGCGGGCGGCGGCACCGCAGGTGTACTCCGTCACCCGGCGACCTCCGCACGCGCCTCACAGCTCGTCTCCGCGCGTCTGGAGCGTCCCTCGACCGCTGCGGTCAACGAGGCGCTCGCCTCCGACGACGTGCTCGCCTGTGCGTTCGCTCGCCTGCTGCTGTTCACCGATCCGCGTCCGCTGCCCGCCCTGGGTAACCCCCAGGCCGCATGGGACTACTACGTCCGCAACTGGCGGCCGGGCAAGCCGCACCGTGACACCTGGGACGCGCTCTACGCGAAGGCCCTGGCAACCATCCGCAACACCTAACCGGAACCCATGAACTTCAAGACCATCTACAACCGCGCCAGCGAGCGCCTGGTGCGCGCCTACGAGCGCGCTAAGGGGTACGTAGCGCTACGCATTGCCCTCGCCTCGCAGTGGCTCCTGGAGCGCCTGCGCGAGACCTCCCGTCGCACCTACACCGGCTGGCTGTTCGTCGTCGTGTTCCTGGCGCTGCCCTACGTCGTCCTCGGCGGCCTGTGGGAGCACCTGCGGAATGCCGCGGAGCGCCTGTGGGATGACGTGAACGACATCGAGTGGGCTGCGTTCACCCCGAGCTACTGGCGGGAGCACATCAAGCAGTGACCACGCTGGCCTTTGACGGCCGGCTCGTTGCTATCGACTCGCAGGTCACCGCTGGTGATCTGCGGTACGAGGAGGAGAAGTTCTACCGCACCACCGACACCACCGGGCGCGACCTGGTGGTGTTCGGCGCGGGCACCACTTCCCACATCCAGCGAGCCGTGCGCGAGCTGTCGGAGGGATTCGACGAACTGACCAAGGGCGAGTACACGATCCTCGTGGTCGGCCTGCGGGACAACCCGGTGGCCTTCTACCACGACGGTCTCCCTCTCGACCTCCGGCGCGACTTCCTCGTCGCCGGTAGTGGTGGTGCGATTGCCCTGGCCGCCATGAAGGCAGGCCACAACGCGACCGAAGCAGTCCTCATGGCCTGCTCGACGGACCTCTACAGCGGTCCTCCGGTGCAGACCTACGACACGGTTACAAAGCGTTTCCTAAAACGCCGGACCTGAACTACTGGCGCATGGACGCGCCTAAACAGGAATGCCGATTTGGCGAGTCCTATCAAGGGCGCTCATGAGTTCTTTGATGCGGTACGGCTTCGGGAGAAAGGTCGCCCACTGGTGAGCGTCAGGGAGCTGCGGGTTCGGCACCCCGGACGCGAACATGTAGGGAATTCGGTGCGACAGCAGGTAATCGGCGACGGACATTGATGCTCCGTCCTGCGTCTGGATGTCTAAGATCGCCGCGTGAAATGCTTTCGCCTCTATGCGGTCGAATGCATCGGCAGCGGAGGCGACCACATCGACCTCGTAACCCTGCATCGCCAGGATTTCCTTCAACATCCCTGAGAGGTCAGGATCATCTTCCATGACCAACAACGAGCCGAGCCGACCCTGGCTGTATGCATCCGTAGCCATCGCGCGTTCTCCCACGCCTACGTTCCCCAAACGGTTCGTACCGTACACGACGGCCAGTTAAAAGACAGGAAACGACTCTACCTGAAAGTGAACAGTTCAGCTATCACGCCAATTCTTCATCCTTGAACCACCACATTACAGCCAAGACGACAAACCAAACGATCAGCGGGACGCCAATCGTGAATTCCACGAGTAGGCCTCTCATGTGCTCGTGCTGCGCGGCCTCAGTCAGTGCAGAATCCAGAATTGGCACCGCATCGGCCACCACGCTGTACGAGGTCGTGTCATCGTTTATGACCTCGCGGGTACGTTCGACCAGCTCCCGTGCTGCTCGAAGCTTCGCGTGCTGATATGCGGCGGGCACTCCAGCACAGACCAGCGAGAGGACAGTGACCAGCGCCGCCAAGCGAATGAGGAGGGTATTGAGCGATGCCATAGATGCTCGTTGTAATGTCTATGCCAACCGCTAAGTTTATTCGACCACGGAGCACTGGGAGGGCTTGACAAGGGTGCTATCATAGTAAGACCTAAGTATTACTCTAGCAGGACTATAGAGTTCTATTCATTGGTATTCACCATCAAGTAGAGCTACAGTTCTCCTATGCACTCCTGGGGTGTTCCTCTGTCCTCCTTGGGTGCCACTGCGGCGGACTAGACCTCCGTCCCATCCTTGATGACCCATAGCACCACGCCCGCACCAATCCAAGCGAGCGCCGGGATGCCCAAAGCGAGCTG